CTTCCGCGCATCGGAATTGGCCGAAATAATGACCGATCCGAAATCCGGCGATGGTCTATCGGTTGGCGCCAAGACGTATCTTGGCAAGATGGCGAAGGAATACGTCTACGGATTTACTGAAATCATCACGTCGAAATACATGGACAAGGGAACCCGTTGCGAATATGCTGCGATTGACTTGTATAACTCCGTGTTTTTCACGGACCACAAAAAGAACGAAGAGCGCAAAAACAACGACTGGCTTACCGGCGAGTGCGATATTCTTGTCCCATCAAAAAAGGTAATCGACATCAAAACAGCCTGGTCGCTTACTACATTCCCGGCCACCTGCGAAGATGTTGCAGCGATCGCCAAAAAGAGCGGGTATGACTGGCAAGGCCGCGCATACATGATGCTCGAAGATGTTGATTTGTTCGAAGTCGCGTACTGTATGGTATCCACGCCGGAAGATCTGATTAAGTACGAGCAGGCAGAACTGCATTGCGTCGATCACATTGACCCGGCATTACGCGTAACCAGGACTTATGTCGAGCGTGACAAGGCGCTTGAAGAAAAGATAAAGCACAAGGTTGAGCTATCCCGCGAGTACCTGAAAAGCTTCGCTGATATTATCAACCTTGACCACAATCACGAACAAAACAGAAAGGCGGCATAACATGGCAACGATGTATGGATTAGCAAGACTCGGACGCGATGCGGAAGTACGGCAAACACCTGCCGGCGAATCCGTCGCAAATCTCGCGCTGGCGTTCACGCGCCGAGCAAAGGGCGAAAAATTAACAGACTGGGCCGAAGGATCGCTCTGGGGAAAACGTGCGGAGGCACTCGCGCCGTACTTGCTAAAAGGCGCGTTGATCGTCGTCACGCTCGATGATATCCATATCGAGACTTACGAGGGCAAAAATGGGGCCGGTAGCAAGATGGTCGGAAAGGTGTCGAATATCGAACTGGCTGGCGGCGCTACGCAAACAACGGCACCAGCACCGGCCCCGCGTCCAGCACCAAAGCCAGCCGCAAAGCCCGCTGCTGATTTTAGCGATATGGATGAAAATATCCCGTTCTGATGCCGCATACAAGGAACTCGCAATGGACGTGATTACTTTTGAAATTGGCGACACAACGATTCAGCTTGTAAATGGAGAGGCGTTGTTCTGGACGAACGGCACAGATCACGAGCCCGATGTGGTTGTGCGCATTGACCGGCTGCAAGACGCTTTGAGTACCGCACGGATGTTGAACCGTGATGTATAACGTGTGACATAACCGGCGCAAGCGGCCTTATCGCTTGCGTCCGGGTTGATGGATGGGTTGGGCCTCCACCCTTGAGAGAGGCACTACAGGAGATACACATGCAAACCGAAGCTGAACGCAAGAAGAAAGAGGAAGAAGAGCGCCGTCGTCGGCAACAAGCCGCGCAGGACGACATCAGCAACCCGGCACACCCGGCCAGCCCGCTGAACCCGATTTATCAGAGCAGCTACAGCCACAGCAGCGGGTGCGACAGCGGAAGCTCTTCGAGCAGCAGTAGCTGCGATAGTGGCGGCGGCTCTTGCGGCTGCGACTGACAACGGGGCGGGCCTCATTTCTGGCGACGGACTTGAGGCCCAACGTAATATATACCGCAAAGCCTGAGGTATAAAACGGCGCCTGCGGTATAAAGTGGCGCTGCAAAATCAGCGGAAACCCGCGCCAGCATTGCAAAGTTTCAGTTTTCACGGACACGAACGGAGTATTAAAAATGGCGACAAATACCGCAGGGTGTAAGGGTTGTGCGGAGTGCGAGTGCAAGTCTGTCGAACCAGATGCCCTTGAATTATCAATGAGTATGTTTGCTACAAAAGAGGACTATCTGCAAGCGCGTATCGCAAACCAAGACGCGACTATCGAATCACTGGAAAAGTCGCTCAATGCAGCATATCGGAAGATTTCCGCCCTCGAATCAGAGCGCGTGGAGATTGCGCGGAGGGCGTTGGAAGCGGCAGCGAACATTTGCGACGAAATGGAAGAACACTATTCCGCGTACAAAGATACCGCGCTGCTAAATAATGATGTGGAATTGAGCATCGCAGCATCCGGCGAGCCGAGGGCCGCGCGATTTATTGGAGATCGCATCCGCGCCATCACGCCACAATCAATACTGGAAGGGATGAAGAAATGATTATCGGAACATGTAGTCAATGCAGCGGCCCTGTTTCTGTTTCTGATTTTTGGGGAGGCACAGTCCCGCCAGTCCCAGTGTGTCAACATTGTGGCGCAACTAAGCAAAATCCGTATGGCCCAATCATTCCAATGACGAATGCGCCTAGATCAATTACAGATTACAAAGTTCCATTGGCCACTGAAAAGGATCGGGAGAAATGAGCGAACTCAAAAAATGCCCATTCTGCGGCGGCGATGCTGAAATATGCAAGAATCATCTAGGCGTGCAGGTATCTTGTCGACTGTGCCTTTCTGCGACGGATGTATGTAATGAATCGATTGAAGCAGAAAGTTTGTGGAATAACCGCTGGGTTAAGCCCGCAGACATCCCGGCTTATGTCGGTCGCGCCGATCTTGCGCAGCCATCCCATACCGACTATGAAGCACTAGAGCGCGAACACTTCGGCGACTCCGAGAAGAAAACGGGCATCTACCATCACGATAATTGCAAGCCATCCCCGCAGCAGGGTGCGCAGGATGATGGCATTGAACTGTTGCGCCGTGAGTGGAAGGTAATTGACGGAGACTGCCGCGAACCAGACGGGCTGATTACATACCACGTTTCAGCATTTGATGAGGGCTATCGAACCGGACTGCAAGCCAGAGCCGCCATGCAACAGCCGAAGGTTGAGTGGACTGACGGGGAAATTATTGCCGAAGCCGGGGCAATGGGAATTGCAGAAACAAACTACGTTGACATGTATTCAGCGCACAAAGGCAATCTGATTGACTTCGCCCGAGCAATCTTGGCAGGAAAGGAATCGAAATGAACAAATTCGTAATGGTGCCGGTGGAGCCGACTGAGGAAATGCTTATAGATATGGGCATTGCGGCACTTCCTGACTGCCTTGGAAAAGTCGATAAATTGCCATTGCTTGAAATGTACAAGGCCATGTTGCAAGCATCGCCAGTACCAAGCGCGGAGCCGGTAGCGTGGATGCGGGACTTACACGGATTCAAGAGCGTGGTAACTGCGGAAGAAAAGATTGATCCTGAGTTGATTCCAGCAAATCCTGTTTATGTTGCGGAACATACGATTCCGCTCTACGCCGACCCACAGAAGGAACAGAGCACAGATGCGCTGGACGCAAAGCGGTATCGGTGGCTGCGCGCACAACATCAAAGTATGCCAAACACGCCGCGCATTTCGACTTGGCAAAACGGCGAACGCAAAGCACTAATCAAGGAATCTGCGGATCGTGCGGTAGACGCCGCCATTGCGCAAGCGGAGAAAAAATAATGGACCCACGAACCGCGCTCGCCTGGTGCATCGAATTCGGCAAGACATTTTCGCTTGATATCCGCACGTGTGAAAACGTGATACACTGCATTGTTCCAAATGCGCGCATTGCAGCGACGCCGGAGACGGCGAAAGCGGTATTGAGAGCCGAGGCGCGGGCGAATGCGTTTATCTGTCGGATGAAAAACCTTGCCGCGACCAATGGGATTGTGGATTGCGCCACCGATACGGAGGAGACTCGTGATAAGTAACGCAGTATTGACTGTTGACAACCCTGTCACAGAGTTCATCTTTGAAGTTAAAGACGGCAGGGTTATCAAGGACGGTATCGACATAACAGATGATCCGATTGCCTGTCACAAGGTGTTTCTGACGTATGTAGCGGCAATATCACCCGCAGAGCAACGCAGAGAGCTCCAGCGATTCGTACAAGCCGCAGTTTGCCACCCAAGAACGGCGCCGTGGAGCATGTTCAGCGAAACAATCAAAGCCCTTGCATTCAACCCCGGCGATTATCAAGAGTGGGAGTTTGCCGAAAAAGTAGAGATAGTCTGCCTTCACTTTTCAGCGAAAGAATCGGTTTATGCTGAGTTTATTGCGTACACAGATAATGAGAGAAAGCGGGAAATAAAGTTGGATATCCCGAGATCTTTTGAACATGTTCTAGTGAAATTTTATCTTCCTTGCAATAAGATACGGCTACAAAGACTTGACTACAGCGGATCAAAGACGCCGGTGTTTGTGGTTTATGTGGACGGGAAGGTTAGAGAGGATTGATGCACAACCCAAATTAGGCACGATCATACCCAATAAGGGCGCGAATTAATCGACTATTTCAATATCCAGAAAACAGCCCCACGCCAGCGTAACGATCCGCCGTGTTTCATCTTCCCGTTCCGGCTTACAAAGTAGCTCAGCGGTTTTCTGGCCGCACGAACATTCGATGCTGATTGATAGCCAGTTATGGCCTGCTTTTTTCGTGATTAGGGCAGGCTGTAGCCCGCATTTGCATGGGTTCATACAGTGTACACCTCGCGCTCTGCCGGGGCGTCATGCGAGCAACTCATCAGCCTGGCATGAATCTCTTGTATCGGCAATAACCGGCGCCCGACTTCGCCATAAGTTTTTGATCGCAAAATGACCGTCATGGACTTCCGATTGCGATATCCGTTGTCATGCGCCCACCGATCCAGCGCAGCAAGATGGTTGAATGATTCAACGAATATGCCGGGATGTTCTTTCAATACCATATTGTGATGCACATGGCCCACGTCGATATAGTTGAATTCAGTTTCGCCGTAATCCTTGCGAAAGTCGGTCGTCATCACATGGCATAATTTCGCCGGCTTGCATTTGTCGGAATGGTTCGTCATAACCAAGGTCTTGCCCATGCGGTAGGCGATGAATATCGAATCATTGTTCAGCACATGCACTCGATCCGTATGCCCGTAAGCGACACGAATCAATTCCGCCATCCAAATGTCATTGGTTCGGCTGTGATTGCCCTGATTGATAATCACATCTACATGCTTTGCTTTTTCCAGAGCGCGTTCAATAACGAACCGCATCACGCGAGAGCAAACTTTGATCATCTTCGGGAATCGGCTGTCAATGTCCAAAGCGTGGCCGCTGGCTTCGGTCGTCCCGGTGTAGTTCTCATAATGAGAGAAGTCGCCAAGGTCGTTTATCACGATCCGTTCGCAGCTTGGCAATTCATCAATCAAGATGCTCATCGCGGCGCATATTTCGCGCTCGCCTATCTTCAGATCGAAGTTTTCACCGATTTCGTTTGAATGCGCCAGCATTCCGAGATGTGCGTCGCCAATTTGAATCCACGGGATTACATCGTCTTGCCAGTCAAGCGGAGATGGTTTCACATCAACCCGCGGCAATTCTTCAAACATGCCGGCGACGACTTCGCGCATAATCTCGGTCATGCGATCTTGGTCTACCGTGGATTTGACCCATTGCGCCGGCTTGCCGATTTCGGATGGATAATATGCCGATACACCTTTGACCATGTACCCGTCCGGAACGGTCCTATCCCATCCATGTTCCGGCGAATAGCCATGCCGCGCAGCGTTCCGCCTGGCTGCTACAATGGATTTGTTTATTACCCCCTTGCTAACACCGAGAGCCTTTGCCGCGTTGCCGCCGCTACCATGTTCATTTACAGCGTCGATGTATTTTTGCTGTGTCGGCGTGGCCCATTCTTTCAGCCGCGGATCAATGGTAGTCATCAGCACACCGCCCGGCGGAATTCTCCGCACCAGTCAGTCGGGCCAACCACCGGGATCACCATTTCGACTTCGTCGTTAATCTGGATCGCGGTCGGCGGGAACCTTCGACAATAGCCTATTTCATCCTTAGGTTCCGCGTCATAAAATGAACATCCTTTGCACCTCGGCATACAGTCGTCTGGAATGGATTTTTTCACAGCACATCCCAAATGCGGAATAGTGCGGCAATCAACGCCAGCACCAGCCCGAGAAATAAGTATGCAGCGCCTTGCATCACGTCGCAGATGTTATCAATGGCGCCGGAGTTTTGGCGAAATAGAAAATACCCGGCTAATGCAACCAAACCAAACGAAATAAACGAAAGCAGGTAAAGCATGTCACCTCCCCGTTAAAACTTGTACGAAACCCCGACCCCGATAAAATTATCCGTTTTCCCTGTTGATACTGTTCGATCAATCGAGCCGATCACGCCGATATGTAACGCCTTAACTTGCACGAAATCATGCCGCGCCTGAATCCTGATCGTCGGCTCCCCGCGCTTGATGCCGTAATACGCGCCGATTTCGCCGCGGCTTTCGTAGGCAATGAGTGGGAGCGGATCTGTTCGAACATACGTTTCGCTCTTGCCGGATTCAGTGTTGAGTACGGTAGTCACGGTCTTGGAATGTTCGCCGGCAGGTATCTTGCTGGACGCTATTACACTTTGCTGGTCATCGTGAATTAGCGCAGCCGGTAAATTCAACTTGGCCTTGAGTTTCACGCCGCCGTTATAGACTTCGACTTGTTTCGGTTTAACCGTTTTCTTTGGCGTGTTTTTGACTTCTTTGGATGGAGTAGCAATCACGACTTGCGCGACCTTTTCCGGGATGTGGCGCGATTCCCAATACAGCCAGCCGACAACGATCAACGCCAGCAGGCCAAACAGGACCGCGGCGACGGACAAGCGGTTATTCATTGGATACACCCCTTCAGGCACAGATCGCGCTCAACCTTGCGCCGATTCGCAAGCCCTGGCACGTGTTTACCTTTGACGTAAGTCCACGCCATCAGGGAATTGCAGGCGCCGACGGTATCGCCCGAATTCAACTTTCGCGCAACGGTCGATTTGCAGAAATTCGCCACGCCGACATTGTAAGCGAACGATGACAGTGCCGAGTGAGTATTCTGACTGATTGGAACCGACACACATTGCAACACGCCATCGCCGTATTTAACGATGGATTCGGCCAGCATCGCCTTACACTCGGCGTCCGAATACCGGCGCATTTCGACGTTCGTTTCGCCGTAACAGACGGTTTGAATACCGGCTAAATCCTCATACGGATCGTTGCGCTTGCCTTCCCATAACGCGACGGTCGAGATGGCGACCGCGGCCACCGCCCCGATTAGCCACCTATTCGCTTGGATCATAGCCAAATTGCAGTTTCAGCCAGTACCAAAACCGCTTGAGTGGGTTCCTTCGCCGTTCGGTGAAGATCAATACCGCTTGAGAATCATTCATCTGCCGTTCGGAAAACCATTTTTTGAATCTATCGCGCAGCATAAAGAAGATGCCAAGTGCTGAATAGATTATTGCGAAGATCGCGGCCCATTCATTCAGGGAGAATCCCCAAAATGCCCAGGCGGTAGCGAGAACTGGCGGAGTGGTTTTGGCGACCATTATTATTCCCGGTTCTGTGTATTGATCCACGACCTACCCCTAGTACCGCAGCCAGAAAGTACACGTCCCCTGCGTGCAACTATCCACGATCGGCCTAACCGGCGTCGTGTTGTTGACCAGCACCGCATTACGCACATTCACGTAATACGTTGTATTCGGCGTCAACTGGCAAGCGTATCGACTGGTTCCGTTCGTGTACCAGAGGCCGGGATCGCTGGCGCCGTTCAAACACCGAGTCGGAAGGGTTTCGGCAAAGTCGCATTTCTTGGTCGAGATCGACATCAGTTTTTCGCTCGAACCGTAAGTCGTGAGCAAACTGCCGCCCATTGGATCGGCGCCGACATTCAAAACGAACGAGACAACCTGATTCTGGCTTACCTGGAACTCTTTCAAATTGCCGCCGCCCCAATCCATCGGGATCGTGACATTGGATAATCCTTGCGATGCGCAAAGGTCGGTTACTGGAGGCGGCGCCGGTTGATTGACGGTCACGGTCACGCTTGCCGTATTTCCATCCCCGTATTGGTTGACCCCTGTTACCGTGTAAGTCGTTGTCGCCGTGGGGGATAGCGAGGTTGCCGCGCCCGTAAATCCTTCGACGCCTGCGCCCGTCCATTTGTAAGATGTCGGAATCGGAGAGCATCCCGTATTGAGATTAACCGCCTGCCCAGCCGTTATTGTCGTGGCGCTTGCTGTGAGGGAGCAATACGGAGTGCCAGGAGGCGCGGGCGATTGCGCTTCGATGCAGGTAATATAGACGTTGTTACCAGGTTGAGTCACCGTCCCGTAGCGGGCGCATGAACTATCGTCAACCGTGACAGATGCGGCGTTGCAGATTGAAACAGACCATAGCAAAACAGCAATCAATGCTTTCATTATTATTCCCTTGGTTAAAATCAAACGTAGAAATTTGGTGCTTTCTGCTTTGTGCCGAGATTTGTGCTTTGGTAGTGGGCGTCTTGTTTAATAAGATATGGTGTTTGATTCAGCGTGTCGGCCGCGTCTGCCGCGTCACGGTAGCATCTGACAAGGAATACGCCATCCGGCTCGAATCGCGTATTGGCGATGTGCGTTGCATCGCCGCCAGCATTTGAGATTTGAGAAGCGTGACGACGGCTATTACTTCTACGGACCGGACGAATGGTTTGATCCTTCATTCCTTGAAGAAGAGGACATAAACAAACTGATGGCCGATCACATGCGCGGGAGTATCAAATTCTCTAGCTATGAATCACAAGGCGGATATTGGATGTTCGAGGCGCGAACAGATATTAGATACACCTGCAAAGAACTTACTGCGATTGCGCAGAAGTTGAGTGAGTTGAATAAAGAAGGGGCGAAACCGTGAGCGGCGGATCGATGGACTACATATACCTCCGTTTAAGCGATGCAAATTTCACTTGCGATACGATCGAGCGCAAGGCGTTTGCCGCGCATATGATTAAAGTCGCTAAGGCGCTGCACGATATTGAATGGGTTGATAGTGGCGACTACGGGCCGGGCGACGATAGCGAAGCGATTCGCGCATGTCTTGCGCCTGGAATGGCATTGGAAGCGGCAATAGAGCAAGCCAAAAAAGCGGCGGAAGAATTGCAGGCGGAAATCTTGCGTGCAACCAATGCGGATTGACCGGTTGATCCATAGGAAAGGACAAGGGGTTGACCTACTGCCCTTTTAGCTTTTGTCGCTGACCTTGCTTTGCGACTTTGGCTCTGCATCGCTGCCGACGTTCTATTTCCAGGGCGACCATTTCGCGGCCTAATCGCTTGTCAACCTTGCTGCCCTGTTCCTGAGATACCCGCCGAAGTTCTCGCGCCGTCCTTGCCAGTAAAGCGCATCACTTTTCTTGCTGGCCGCCGTGACATGGCGCGCTTCTGTGTCATTGGCGAACAGTACCTTGAAAATGCAAAAAGCTCCAAAATCTGCATTCACATGTTCACGGCATGTTTGGCATTAAAGCCAGAAAACAGATTTTGGAGCGCTCTGTATTATCGTCTATGCCGTGAACATTGACAAGACTGATTATATATACAGTGCTTTAGTTTGTCAACCTTTTGTCAAGACAAGAGTAGTGGGAAATGCTACTGGACAAGATAAAGTTTCAGTTTCTAGTTATATAAGAATGAATATGTTATCTGGAATAAAGAATTTGAATACTAATAATCAGGAATATACGTTTACTACAGGATCAGCTCAACAAAGATCACCTTCTTCTGATCCAACTATTGTATACCAATGGCTTATTGGTATACAGGCAGTTTCAACAGTTACAGATAATTTGAATGCTTTAGTGTCTTATGAAGTAACTCACTATATTGAATTTTTCAATAGGGCCCCTATTGTTGCATAAAAAATTAATAATATATAGTTTTTCTAAAATTATTTTCTCAAGCAATCATATACTTTCTCGATGGATATGATTGCGAGAGCGAAGGATTTGCTGGCTCGTATCGTAAATAATGCAGGGCATATAGCACTCACATTTAATTTAGATGATAGTAGGCAATATTTTTCAGAAGAAGATAGAATAACCAAAGTATTAAGCAAGTATTCTGAAATATTAATGAAGTATATAAGACCTTATTTTTATTATTTATTTTATGTAGAATTAAGTACTCCAGAAATTTCTACCCACCAAAATAGAATACATATTCATGGTATATGTATTCATAGGGATGAGTTTTCCGAAATAGATTTTAGGATGAAAGAATGGCGACATCTTTCAACTTTGTCTCTATTTAAGTTTAAGTACATTGATGATAAAGAAAAATGGATAAAATATATTCAAAAAGATTTCCATTTTCATAATTATTTAAAAAAGAATAATTATCCATATATGTTTACAAGT